AAGAGCAAAGACGAAGCAGAAAACATTGCTTGGGCTACAGTCAACAAACGCGGTTACCTAGACAACAAAAACAAAAAGAAAGGTAAGTAAAATGAGTAGAATATTAAAAGGACTTACCGAAGCAAAAATTACTGACCTTGGTCCCGGTGACGAAGCAACATGGCCTGCTTATTCAGGACATCCAAATGACCCACGTGATCCTCCTAGAAGAAGAGGTAGAGCAGAGCCAGATTATGATAGCGAGCCATATGATCCATGGGCCGACCATTACCGTAAACAAGATGCAGCACAGAAAAAGTACAAAAGTGAAGTAGACGTACAGTATTCAGATAAAGAAGGTGTTGCACCTAACGGCAAAAGATACAACAATACATTTTTAGTGCGTTCAAAGACACCATATCAAGGTGATAACGAAATCTATAAATTCAATGATGCACATTGGGGTGCTAAGAATATTGTAGATACTGAAAAGAAAAATCCTGAAAAAGAGGGAGATCCATATTTAACATTGGTTTACTACGTAGACAATCACAAGCATGGTTATTGGAAACCATGGAAAGACGAACCTCCTATTAGTAAGGGTGTGCAGTTTGAAGCAGAACTAATGCATGAGGGTATCAGTGAACAAGATTTAGCAGACGTTCTTTTTCATAGATTAGAATTAAGATATCCTGATATTGTTAGTAGACACGGACACGAAGTTGTAGGAGATGCAGTAGCCGACGTTGCAAGCTTCCATGCTGGCGCAGAAGAATTAGGAACTAGTGATATCAACATTATGCTTAAACAGGTATTACAACACATTGAAAGACGAGGACTTGACGAAGCTCAGGGTGATTTAGATCCTGAGTCTGCATTACATCAAGCAAGAAAAATAACCAGTCAGTTCAAATATGCAGATATGCATATGGATATTATTACAAAGATCCAATTACTAGCAGAAAAATCAGGTGTTGATCGCACTGACTTAGAATATCTAATTGATGACGTTTTTGAAAAACAAAGAGCGTTAGAGTCTGCAATATTCTCATTAGACGAGCCATTCGAAGAAGCATTAAGAAAACAACAATGGAATGATGAAGAATTAGATGAGGGTTGGAAATCAACGTTAGGTGGAGCAGCATTAGCAGGTGCTATGGCATTGAGCGGTGGCAATGCAGCAGCCGGCGATACGAATACATCAGGTCCTAACATGTCTAAACCTGCAGCAAGTTGGGCTGCCGATAGTGACCAATGGAAGCAGTCAGGGTTACCTGATCATGTGAAGTCCGATCATAGTATTACTAGATCGTCCGATGCACAAAGAATGTCTGACAAGCGTATGTCCTCAGTACAGGGTCCTAATGCATCAGGAGAATATTTAGTCACTATCGTGAATAAAGTTAATGGACAAAGACAAATACAAAAATATGTAACAAAGAATCCACCAAAAGAATTAATGGTGCAGAACGAAGAAATAAATGAAGATTTGCGTAAATGGTTTAAAGAAAAGTGGGTTCGTTTTGGCCCCGATGGAAAGATACGTGGCGATTGTGCTAGGGGCGACGATAGTGAAGGTAAGCCAAAATGCTTACCACAAAGTAAAGCACACAGTTTAGGCAAGAAGGGTCGTGCTAGTGCTGCTGCACGTAAGCGTAGAGAAGATCCTAACCCAGAGCGTAGTGGTAAAGCTATCAATGTTGCTACTAAGAAAAAGTCAAACGAAGGTGTGGCGGAGGAACAACTTGATGAATTAAAATGCTGGTCTGGATATACTAGAGTAAAAGGTGTTCCTGCAGGTGCACCTGGTAGTTGTAAAAAGAAAACTAGCGAAGATCAAGCGCCGATGTTCACTCCTGAAGAAAAATGTCCAGAGTGCGGTGGTCCTATGTTTAGTGAACTACTAATCAATGAAAAGAAAGATGCTTGCTATTACAAAGTTAAGAGCCGTTATAAAGTATGGCCAAGTGCTTACGCCAGTGGTGCATTAGTTAAGTGTCGTAAAAAAGGTGCAGATAGTTGGGGCACTGGTGGAAAGAAAAATGAAGGCATGGTAATGGGCGTAAGTAGTGACGCAAGTAGCGCAGGTACAAGAGTGCAAGGTGAAGCAGCTAATCCAGCACAACAAGCAGCAATTGCAATTGCTATGAAGAAAGCTGGACAGAAGCCAAAACGTGAAAGTGCTATAATGAAGGGCTTAGTTGATGAAACTTTAGGTACACCTTACCCCGGCACATATGAACAAGAAACATCAATGATTAGAAGAAAAGGGCCAGAGCGTATTACAGCTATGACCTATGAAAATAAAGAAGGACGTAAAAAATAATGTTATCCGATGCACTTAAAACGCTATTAGCTACGAGCTACGCTTTTGTAATTAAAACACAAAACTTTCATTGGAACGTAGAAGGTCCTGACTTTCCACAGTATCATGATTTTTTAGGTAAACTTTACAGTGAAGTTTATGATAATGCTATAGATCAAACAGCAGAACTAATACGTCAAATAGGTAGCTATACACCGGGTTCTATTACAAGATTTGCTGAACTAAGTCAAATTCCTGATCAAACTAAAATTCCACGTGCTGAGTTAATGATCGCAGAACTAGAACAAGACAATGCTAAGATACTAGCTATGTGGAAGGAAGCATTTCATATTGCTGAAGAAGCAGATGAACAAGGTATTGCAGATTTTATTGCTAGCAGAATTGATGCACACGGCAAACACGGATGGATGCTACGCAGCATACTTAATAAAAAACGTGCTTAAAGATTAGTTAGTGATCCATTTTTTATGGGTTGGAATAGAATTAATTAATGATTTTTGTTATTTTAAACATGAGATTCATAAATATTACGCATTTATTTCCTAATATTGATTATGACAAATTAAAAGATCAGGTGAGTCATTTAGAACACCATGTCCCTAAAGCTGGACCAGGACAAAACGCAGCATTGTCAGGGTGGGCTGTTATGGGCATAAATGGTAAGCATTCAGACGGCTGGGCTGTACCAAGAAACTTTATGCATAGAGGTACATACGATCCCGACATTGCTGAAAAAATAGGATTTTTTCCGGCTCATAAACATAAAAAATACACTAACGCTGCATCTGACCAATTTATTGAACTCTTAGAGGCTGCTAAAAAATTAAACTTTAATCCTTGCAGGGCTAGATTAATTCAACTAATGCCAGGTAGAAGAAGTTCATATCATACAGATGGTCCTACTGAGATTTTGTTTGCAAGAATGCACGTGGTTATTAGAACTAATCCCGACGCAGTATTCATTACTGAAGAAGGTGAAACACATTTACCAGAGAATAATATTTTTTTGATAAATGTTAATACAAAACATGCTGTAGCTAATCTTGGATCAACTGCACGTACACATTTAGTTGTAGATGTTGATGATAGTTTAAATTTGTTTGGCGATTAAATAGTATAATGAGAGCAATAGAATTTTTACTCGAAAATAAAGTTACCCTACAAAATTTGTATGGTGGTAATTTTCCTGATCGGGATGAAACATTTTGGGACTATGTAAGACCCGGTGAGTTAAATAACCCATTAGATATTAAAACATTGCCTAAATACAAATTAGCTATCATGCTACAAGGTCAATATAGAGTAGAGCATTTAGACGAAATATTAGACATGATGGAAGAGGATCAAAAAGAAATATTACAGCGTTATATAGATGATCCTAATCTTAGTAAAAAAACAATTGTAATATCGGGTGACAGAATAATCGATGGTAACCATCGTGCCCTAGCAGCAGCAATGAAGGGTGTACCTATACAGTATGTCGATTTAGCCGATCTAGAAGAACTAGATGAAATGGCACTATCGACGTACAAGACATTTGGAGATTTCACTAAGCCCGGACCATTTCGTGGGCCAGATAAGAAACTTGTACCACACCCCAAGAATATAGAAAAAGCTACAAAATTCTTTGAACAGACACCTTATGATTTCAGATTATTCTTTAGTAATGTCCCCGGCACAGGTAGATATAGTGAATACGGACCAATGAGTCCAGAACAAATTAAACAAATTTTCAAAGACCAAGCAGATGAAATAATCAATGGTAGTGAAGATGCTATAACTGTAGTATTTGTGGGCAATAAAGGTGACAGCAAAGTTATGATGACACCATGGATAATGGCACATAGATTTGGTCATTCAATACAAGCAGGCGTGCGTAAAAATTCAGGATGGAGTGCATGGTCAGAAGCAGAAAATCATTTCTTTTCTACAGTGAATAATATACTTGAAGAATACTATGGTAAGGCTTATCGTGGAGCTAACACATATAGAACGAATATCAAATGGGATATGACACCAGAGTACAATGCATTGTTTAACGCAATAGGTACACAACGCAGTAGCCGTACAGGACAAATTCGCAGACCATATGAGTTTTTGTATGAAGCATTTGCTCAATATTTAGGTACAGGTAAAATCACTTTTAATCCATTACCAACTAATTTGACATATGGACGTAAAGTATTTGGTAATCCTACAAAGTATATGAACATAAAGCCCGAGTTTCGTGATGAAGGTGAAAGACAACAAGCAGCAGAAATACTAGCACGTGATATGGAATTGATGTTTGACGATGTGCTAAGTAGTAGTGTTGGTAAAATATTTGTGATGTAATTATGAGATCAACTGAATTTATCAATGAAGCAGTATTAGATCCTAGTGGTTGGGGTAGCACACCCTATGGGACTGATATTGATTATTTCGGTTTACGTGTTCAAATGAAGCCTAGTACGTTTTTAAAACTAGCACTACCACTAGGATCCGCAGAGACTAATCCTGAAATTGAAAAACATATGAGTGCAGGTGGTAAAATAGCATATCCTATGTTAGACATTGAGATACCTGATAGTTGGAAGGATGGTGACTACAGTAAGCCTGCAAAAGTCGTAGATCACGAAGGTCGTAATAGAATGACACAATGGATCAAGTTAAAAGGTGATGATCCTATTCAAGTCAACATAAGACCACGCGGCGGTCTTAGACGTAGAGACTTAAACGATGACTACATAGAAGCATTAAGTAAGGGTCTTGTAAGTCAGCGCGGCAATTTCATTAGTGGACCATTGTTCCCCACAGATAGTGCATTAGAAGAAGCTGAAAAGGGTACACCTGAGTCACATGAAATAGTTCAGACATTAAAAAATGCAGGATACAACCAAATAGGTAGCGGCGCTGATGCCACAGTGTGGATGAAGGATGCAGGGCAAGTATTAAAAATAGTAATGCCCGAAAGTCAAGACATAACTCAGGCTGCGTTCACATTTAAAAAATTCTATGAGTTTTGTATGCAGCATCAAGATTTAGCGTGTCTTCCTAAATTTATACCTATCCAAGGTAAAGCATATAGTGAATTTACATTGGGTAAAAAAAAATATATGCAAATATCTATGGAGCAACTAAATAAAATACCCAAGAATAGTTTAAGTGAAGGTATTGTTTGGTTCTTTAGTGATTATGTAAGCAATGGTGTACCTTGGGAAAAAGTGAACTCGGAATTAAGCTCTCCAAAAATTTGGTATGAATTTAATGGTAGGTACGCAAATCAACTTGCTGAAAAATGGATTAATTTATCTCAACTACCTAAGAATAAAACAAAGTATGCAGAAATACGTTTATTATATCTTGTAATGGAATTACTATATAGGACAGGTAAAATCAATAAGATGTATTGGGATTTGCATACAGAAAATGCAATGATGAGAAATGATGGGACAATTGTAATCATTGATCCATGGTTTGAACGTTACAGCGGTACCATACGATGAGTTTTTTAGTAGCGAATCTTCCACCTGTTCATTGTTATGTACGAAAAGAATTTCTGTATGATTTTCAAAAAGGACATAATGAATATGAACCTTGCATTTGGGTTTCAATAAAAAGTCTAAGAAGTCAAGCATTTCGTATAGAAAGCTATTTACCTAATTACGGCGCATTATACGATAAGCTACCGCTTCACGCATACGTAAGCAGAAATACAAATCTAGACATAGAAAAATTTTTACCGCTAGACACATTACAAATTTGGGACTGTTTTAGTTATGATATAGCTATAATTCAAAAAGCATTCCTAAGAAATCTAAGTTGTAAATTCTATGCAAAAGACAAAAAGTTTTATAATGGTAACTATTTGTTTACTGTAGACAATGCTAGCCCAAACTTAAATATCATTGATACAAGCTATAGCGAATATCCAGAAGATCATAAATCTTTCAACTTCATTGAATTAGACAATGGTCAATATGCAGCGCAACCCAATAATAGATGTTTATTTTTCGATGCTGCTAGCAACCCCAAAGAATTGCTCTTTCCTGACTTTAAAGTCTGCACTAAAAAATATGTTTGTGAAACCAATCCCAAATGGGCGTTGGGTGATAACAACAACTTTACATACGAATAAATATTTCAAAGGATTATAATAATGAAAACAATAATTGGATTATCTATTGCACTATGCTTATCTCTTAGTTCAGCATATGCACAAAAAACACCCCAAGGTGTAACATATGATGCACAAATACTTAGAGTTAGTGACGGTGATACGGTAGTTATATCTGCACCATTTTTGCCTAAACCATTAAAGCCTGAACTGGCAGTTAGAGTATATGGTGTTGATACTCCTGAAAAGGGTTTTAGAGCTAAATGTCCACAGGAAGATGCTAGAGGACAGGCAGCAAGCAAATTTACAAAAGACCTTGTGGCAGCTAGTCAAAAGTTTCAAGTCACACTATATGCATGGGATAAGTTTGGCGGTCGTGTTTTAGGGGATATTTTATTAAATGGTAAAAGTTTACGTGAACAATTAATTGCCAATGGTTTCGCTAGAGAGTATTACGGAGAAGCTAAAACTAGTTGGTGTTAATCTATGAAATGGGAAGATGTACGAAGGCTAGACCTTGAAATAAGTTCTTTATGCAACGCAGCCTGCCCACAATGTGGCAGGCATCCAACTTCAAGTAATTTTGTTAATCCTATACTATCTGAAAAGAAGCAGTGGACCATGGATCAAGTAGAAAAATATCTACCTAAATCCGATTTAACAAACATATCATCATATCTTTTTAATGGTAATTATGGTGATTTTATCACTAATATAAATGCACTAGAAATTATCAATTATTTTTACGAAGCTAGTAGTGATGCATCTTTTCACATAAACACCAATGGTTCCGCCAGAACAGAAAATTGGTGGCGAGAATTGGCACGTATACCAAAATTAAAGATTACTTTTGCTATAGACGGGCTAGAAGATACACATGCATTATATAGAAGAAATACAGATTTTAACACTATACTAAGAAACGCACAGGCATTTATCGAGGAAGGCGGTGATGCTGAATGGGCTATGACAGTTTTTGAACATAACGAACATCAATTATCTTTATGCAGAGAAATGGCTATTAAATTAGGCTTTTCGAATTTTTATCCTAGATATTCATATAGGGGAACTAGTTTAGTTTCTAATGACGGAATACCATTATATTATGTGTCACAGGCAAAGTCATTAAATATGTACAATACTCAGAGGACTCCGTATTCAATATCAAAAATAGTTCAAATGGAGAAAGAAATTGATGCGGGAGTATATAAGGCCAAACAAAACCACACGTGTATACCATTAGCTAATAAATTTGACTGTATGAGCTATAGAGAGAAATCTATATTCGTAGGGGCAGATTGGTTTGTGGCTCCTTGTTGCTATATAGGTAATTTAGGATACAATTATAAAAACCATTGGGGATATGACGATTTTACATCGAAATTATCCAATAATGGATTCTTGTATAATGATTTATTTGTAACCGAAGGTAAAACAGTTAAAGACATTGTAAATTTTTCTTGGATATTAGATAATGTGGTTACAGAAAATGTTTTAAGTATTTGTACTAAAAACTGCCAAAAAAGAGTTAGTCCTGTACAGATATCAAGAAGCCAGCAAATTCAATTTGCTTGATTATTGTATGAGCATTGTTTATCACATTATTTCTATTACTGATGCCTTAAGATCAGATGACACATATGTGATGGATAATTTAGTATCTAATATTGAACATTTCAAAAAAATACCGTTTACTGAATTACACTCGGGGTGTACAGATGCTATAGTTTTATGTATTGACCAAAGCCCTAATGTTTACGATCAAGTAGCTACGGACAGACTTAATAAGATTAAAGACGTTATTGCTGCAAATGGCGTTAGAGCAAAATTCATACTAGATTCAACCTTTTTGGATGAGTCATTGATCCAATCGTCTGATGACATTATATTCGTTAGTCTTTGGAGAATGCTTGCACTACAGTATTGCAATAGGCAACCACGTAATAAACAAGTAAATTTTGACAAAAATTTGGGACTATTTCTTCCTGGTCGTATACACAGGTATAACAGATTAGTTCTATTTAAGAAGTTATACGAATTAAATCTACTAAATCATATTATTTGGTCTTGTCAGTATTCATATGACGAGCTAGACCAGTTAAAGTCTTTTAAAGAAAAATGGTTCTCTGGCTATGATGAAGTCAAATGGAAAAAATTCACAAGTGTATTACCTAAAAATTTAGATATAATTAACTTTGACAAAATTGGTCATTTTGGTTGCGGATTCCCATACGATGTCTCATTATACCAAAACACTATTTTTAGTATTATAGCCGAATCAGATATACTACATTACACAGTGTCAGAAGACGGTCCAACTACTATTAGTGAAAAAACATGGAAGGCAATCATGAACTTTCATCCTTTCATTATCTCGGGTAATAAAGGTACACTAGCTAAACTAGAAAAATGGGGATACAAAACCTTTAGGGAATACACAACATTTCCTAATTACAATGACATGAATCCACGTAAAAGAATCGAGCAGACCGCAAAAAATATAGAATTTTTTGCAAGAAATTTACAGCAAAATCAAAAGCGTGTTCAAGAGGATTGTACACACAATTATAAACTACTAAAGAAACACTATCTTGATGACCTATCTATATTAAATGAATTTTTAAAGGATGACTGGCATCAAAACACAATAGACAGAATAATCGAAAACATTGCAATTGGTAATATGTTTATGGAAATAAATACTATATCATGAAACTACAAACTATCATAAACGAAACTGCGGCCAGTGAATTAGCCAAGAGACTTCCCAGCCTTGAAAAACATGACTATAATACTATAGACAAGTTAATGCAAAAAGTAGCCAAAAAACACAGAATCACCGGACGAATTCTTCACGATTTGTTTGTCAAAAAATACCATAGTACCCCTGATAGTTGGATAAAAAATAAGCTTGATGAGGCTGATGTAGAATGTGATATTCAAAAAGAAGTAGATAAATTTGCAGATTGGGCTAGTGAAAAACTACATCTAAAGACAAAGCCAGTCATCGAACTGAGTATGGATACCGAAGAAGCGCAACAAGGTCATCATACTGGAAGTCATACCGAAGGTGAAAATAAAGTTTGGGTATATGCAAAGAATAGAAATCTTGTAGACATATTACGTACTGTTTTTCATGAATTAGTTCACGTGCGACAAGGCGAACTAAATATGATAGAACCTGGTAGTAGTTATCCTGGAAGTCCTATTGAGGCTATGGCAGACATGCTTGCAGGAAAGTACATAAAAATCTACGGTGAAAAAAACAGACATATATTCCAATAATGCTATATGATTTTAATCTAATAAATATGCATCCGTACTTTACACAAAGTTACGGATCTTTTATTAAAGAGACTGATCAATTCGCTGAAGAATTGATAGAAATTAAAAACAAATACAGTGAGCAATCAGACCTCACACCATTTTTAGTTTTAATGGATGTGATGGAAGGTCGAGTATACGGGGAAGAGTTGGTTGCTGTTATCGACAGATTAAGAATATTGTTGAAACAACATAATATGTTGGGTGCCTTTATATTAGATGGTGATTTCGTTCATTTAAGTAAAGTTCCGCAAAAAGAAGATATCACATATTCTAATTTTCTTGCACTGTCCACCTATTATCATATAGTTAAATCTAAAACACAAAAAGCAAATAAAAAATGGAATTCTGATAGCCAATTAGGATTGTTTATACCCGGCAAGTTGGCAAGGCCACATAGAATTCACCTTATTGCTAAATTGTGGAACAAAAAATTATTAGGATCTATAAAATATTCCTGTCAAATCTTATCAAGCGAAGAACAACAAATTAAAGATGAATTTCTTAAGTATGATGATGGCACTTTTGAAAGATTTAAAAAAGAGTGTACCAGTGTATTAGATTTAGACTATTCAGGTAAACCAAGTTTCGAAAGTCATGGATATCCCTACAATGTAAAATTATACGAAGATACTTCCTTTTCTATTATTACGGAATCAGATTTTGCTTGGGGGCAAACTGCAACTGAACCAGGAAAAGATGGTAACATAAATTGGCTACCAAAGTTAACAGAAAAAACATATAGAGCTATTACTAATAAACACCCATTCATAGTATGTTGGTATCCAGGCATGATCAAAAGAATTGAAAAATTAGGCTTTAGATCGTTTACAGAGTACCTACCACATCCAAATTATAACGATATACCAAATTTACATGAGAGAATCAGCTACACAGTTGAAAATATCAAAAGCTTTCCTCAAGTAAAAGATAAGTACCGAACAGAAATAGAATGTGATGTAGAATATAACTATCAATTAGTTTTGGATATGTACGATAAAGAATTTAAAAAAATTCAACATATTTTGAATCTACCACAATCTGATAATCCAGTACACTTTAAAACTGTGAGTCATTTTGTTAATTTTATGTTCCCTATACCCAATTTTTGACCGAATAGATAGGAAAATATCTTGTCTTATGATAAGATATTTTTATGATTAAACTACTCTTTCCATTGCCAAAAAACGTTACCGTCGCATTTAGTGGTGGTGTAGACAGTGTTGCCGTCGTTGATTTCTTATCCAAAAAACATGATGTAACCTGTGCTTACTTTCACCACAAAACTGATAACGGTGAACGTGCAATGGAGTTCGTTGCTAAATTCTGCACTGATCGCAACTTACCAATGCTTTTTGGCACGTGCAGAAGTGAACGTGGCAAGAATGAAAGTATGGAAGAATATTGGCGTAGAGAACGCTACGACTTTCTAGACCAATTGGGTCCTGTTATTACATGCCATCATTTGGATGATTGTGTAGAAACATATATTTGGAGTGCCTTACATGGCAAGCCCAAAGTTATTCCATTCATTCGCAAAAAGATTTTACGACCCTTCCTTACCACACCCAAACGTGAATTTATTGATTGGTGTGAGCGTAAGAATGTTGATTGGTATCATGATACTAGTAACGATGATGTCTGCTATACCAGAAACTACATCCGTAAACAACTAATGCCGCATGCATTACATGTCAATCCAGGATTGCATAAAACGGTAAAAAGAATTGTTGAAAAACAACTCTGATAGATATATAATACAAAACTTTTAAGGAGAAATTATGACTGCACCAAAAACCTTTTCCGGCGATCAAAAGATCAAGCTGACTCAACTTATCAATGAGGGCATGGCTGTCATGCATGAGATTGATACATTACAGGGTGGACTCACTGACACCATTAAGGCAGTAGCCGAAGAACTAGAAGTCAAGCCCAGTGTGTTAAAGAAAGCTATTCGTATTGCACACAAGGCCAGCTTGACACAAACCAATCAAGAACATGAAGATTTAAATACTATTCTAGAGGCTGTCGGCAAAACAGTATGAACGCTCGTCCAATTGAAGAATATTGGGCCGAGGTCTCTACATACAACCCATTAAAAATTAGTAGACCTGAAAACATTTCGGTTCTGTTTAAGATATTCGTTGAATCATACGAAGAATCTACTAAACATAGAGACAAACTAAATCAATATTATCACAAATCCCATGCACAGTTATATCAAGATTTAATTGTGCAAATGTTTTTGGGTTGGAAACATAATGGGTATTTTGTGGAGTTTGGTGCTACTGACGGCTATGATATCAGTAATACCTATCTACTAGAAAAAGATTTTGGATGGACGGGCATTTTAGCAGAGCCTGCTAAACAATGGCATAGTGCATTATCTAAAAACAGAAATTGCAATATTGATCATGGTTTGGTATGGAGAGCCAACGAACCTGTACTATTTAATGAGCGTCATAGAGGTGATGCTAGTGTAGCCGTAGAATATCTAAATCCCGATGATGAACCCACTGGATTCGATATACTTAAACAATACGAATTACCGGGTATCACTCTCACAAGCCTATTAGAAAAATACAATGCCCCTGGTGATGTTGATTACATATCTTTGGATACCGAAGGCAATGAAATAGAAATATTACGTGCATTCGATTTTAATAAGTACAAGGTTAAGTTCTTTTCAGTTGAACATAATGAAAAGGAAGTTAACAGACAAAACATCTATGAATTGATGACTTCAAAAGGGTATGACAGAGTATTAACGAACATATCCAATTGGGATGACTTTTACGTATTGAAAGAGTATAATTATCTTACATGAGTTATATTGACGCCATTCACGACCGCGACGGAGACCGTATATACGTTGTAGAAAGAACAACGTCGGGTAAACGTACATACAAGGAGTATCCTTGTAACTATACTTTTTACTATAGCGACCCAAAGGGTAAGCAACGTAGTATATATGGTGATCCTGTCAGCAAATTCAATACTAGAAAACGTGCAGAATTTGAAAAAGAAAAAAGAATACACGCAAACAAGAAATTGTTTGAAAGTGATATCAACATCGTATTTCGCTGCTTGAGTGAAAACTATCTAGGAGTAGAACCTCCCAAACTGCATACAGCATTCTTTGACATTGAAGTTGACTTTGATCCTGAACGAGGTTTCAGTCCTACCAGCGACCCTTTCAACAAAGTCACTGCCATTAGTCTATACTTGGATTGGCTAGATCAACTAGTCACGTTGGTTGTTCCACCTACTCACATGAGTGATGAAACTGCTAACGAGATTTGTAGCCAGTTTGAAAATTGTCTAATGTTTCGAAGTGAGATTGAAATGTTTGAAACATTCTTTCAACTCATTGAGGATGCAGACGTATTAACTGGTTGGAACTCAGAAGGGTACGATATTCCATATATGGTCAATCGTGCCACACGTATCATGAGCAAAGATGATACCCGTAAGTTTTGTTTGATGGGACAACTTCCTAAGCCACGAACATATGAACGTTTCGGTAAAGAAGAAACTACGTATGACCTAGTTGGTCGTGTTCATATGGACTACTTGCAATTGTACAAGAAGTACAACTATGAAAGTCGTCATAGCTATTCACTAGACGCCATTGGTGAGATGGAAGTAGGTGAACGAAAGACACAGTACGAAGGCACACTTGACCAGTTATATAATAAAGACTTCAAAACATTTATTCAGTATAACCGTCAAGATACTATGCTGATGGTTAAGATTCACAATAAGCTTAAGTTTTTAGATTTGGCTAATGCACTAGCACATGAAAATACTGTGCTATTGCCAACTGTCATGGGGTCCGTTGCAATGATTGAAATGGCAATCATGAACGAGGCACATGAGCGTGGTATGGTAGTACCCGATAAAAAACGAAAGGAAGTAAATGATGACCAACAACAAGCGGCAGGTGCCTATGTTGCTACGCCCAAAAGGGGAATACACGAATGGGTCGGCGCAGTGGATATCAACTCGCTCTATCCCTCGGCTATTAGAGCCCTCAACATGGCTCCAGAAACAATCGTCGCTCAAGTCAGACAATCCCTTACAGAGCAATACATGCATGACAAAGGGAGACGGTTGGCTAGCGAGAAAAAACGAAGCAAAGACGATGACGACGAAGTAACAGGTAGCATTCTTTGGGAAGGCTTGTTTGGTAGTTTGGAATACACTGCTATTATGAATCAAGAACGTGGCACAATGCTTATACTTGATTACGAAGATGGTCGTAGTGAGGAGATGAGTGCTGCTGAAGTTTGGAAGCTTGTGTTTGACAGCCATAAGCCTTGGATGATTAGTGCCAATGGTACCATCTTCACATACGAAACTGAAGGTGTCATTCCAGGACTGCTCACACGTTGGTACACAGAACGTAAGAGTATTCAAAAACAGGCTAAAGAATCATATGGCACTGATATGTTTGAATATTACGACAAGCGACAACTTGTTCGTAAGATTTTGCTTAACAGTGCATATGGCGCATTGTTGAATGAACACTGTCGTTTCTATGACAAGCGTATTGGCCAGAGTGTCACTCTGTCGGGCCGACAGATTGTACGACACATGATGAGTACCATCAATGAAACTGTTACAGGTGAATATAATCATGAGGGTCCGGCAATCGTTTACGGTGACACAGACTCCTGTTACTTTAGTGCATATCCTATTCTCAAACCACAGATTGATAGTGGTGATCTAGAATGGAACAAAGAGACTTGTATTAGTGTTTATGATGGCATTGCAGAGCAGGCCAATCAGTCATTTCCTGCATTCATGGAACGTGCATTTCATGCTCCACGTAAAAATGGCGAAATCATTAAGGCGGGTCGAGAACTGATCGGTGATCGTAGTATCTTTATTACTAAAAAGCGTTATGCTATCAATATCTTTGACAAAGAAGGTAAACGAAAAGACATAGATGGTAAATATGGTGATATCAAGGCTATGGGTCTCGATTTGAAACGTGCAGATACTCCTAAATATGTTCAAGAGTTTTTGATGCGTGTCTTAAGTATGGTGATTCAGCAAGGTAAACAACGTGAAGATGTTATACTTGCTATCAAAGACTTTAAACGTATACTTTCTGCACAAGATAGTTGGACAAAGGGCAGTCCCAAGTCTGTAAACAAACTTACATACTATGAAGAACTAGAGCGTAACAGTCCAGTTGGTCGTGCTAACATGCCCGGACACGTGCGCGGTGCGTTGAACTATAATTATCTGCGCCGTGCAAATAGCGATAACTATTCTATGAAGATTGTTGATGGCATGAAGGTTATAGTTTGTAAACTTAAATCTAATCCATTAAATTTTACAAGCATAGCTTATCCAACTGATGAACTCCGTTTACCAAAATGGTTCTGTGAATTACCATTTGATGACAAAGAAATGGAACGAACACTTGTTGATGAAAAGATTGACAACTTGTTGGGAGTTCTAAATTGGGATTTGCGTGACAATACAAATACAAACAGCACGTTTGATGATTTGTTTAGCTTCGGCTAAATTGCAAGTTGACAATTGCAAAATATTCCACTATATTACACTGTGATACAGCCTAAATATCTAACACATAAAGGAACAACATGAAAGATTATTTACTAGACCTTATTCAACACACTCATGGACTGGGTGAAATCGACCTCGTTAAAATTACGGGTACAGACAAAGAAACACAAATCAATGCAGTTGCCGAAAACAAATCGGTTGTTGTGAGTGGGACGTTCAAGACTCCGATCGCTGACTTTATCGGTGTATTCGGCATGCCTAACTTAGGCAAACTCAAGACAATCGTTGGCTTTGATGAGTATGATGAACATGCTAAAATTAATGTTACACGTACCAAGCGTGATAACGAGGATGTTCCCACTACCATTCACTTTGAAACAAAGAGTGGCGATTTCGTAAATGATTATCGACTAATGACTAAAAGCATTGTTGAAGAAAAGGTTCGCACATTAATGTTTAAGGGTGCTAACTGGAACGTAGAATTCGAGCCTAGCGTTGCTGGTATCCTTCGTCTTAAGAAGCAAGCAAGTGCTAACAGTGAAGAACAACATTTCACAATGACTACTGTTGGTAGTGATCTTAAGATTAACTTTGGTGACCCAAGTACACACAGTGGTAATTTTGTATTTCATGCAGGTGTAAGTGGAAAACTTGCTCAACCTTGGAAATGGCCCGTTAAGGTATTTCAGTCTATTATGGATCTGCCCGGCGACAAGAAGGTAAAGATTTCTGATCAAGGTGCAACTGAAATCACTGTTGATAGTCCATTTGCAACTTACAAGTATTTATTGCCCGCACAATCGAAATGATTAAGAACATTTTTAGCAATGGCAGTATTAATGTCAGTGGCGGTAATTCACAATATCCACACATTGATATGAATAGACCTAGTGCTGGTATGGTTAGATATAATGGAAATAATCAAACGTTTGAAGTATACGATGGAATGTCTTGGATGACTATATCAGGCAATTCAGTCTCAATTGATATTAATAGTGAGTTGAGGGAACTGATTGAATGGGCTAGAGCCAAACGTGCTGAAGAAGAATATATCAAACGTGAATCAGAAAAGAATCCTACAATTAAAGATTTACTGAATCAGCGCAATAATATTGATAGTAAAATTACAATGGTAAGAACTTTACTACAAAATTGTAAGGTTTGTGACACTGAAGTGCAATCAAGTCCATGATAGAACAAGATAATCTTTCACAAAAACATAATCCTGATTGGGCACTGTTTTTACCAGCAGTGTCTAGTTTTTATATTAGTGGATTAGGCAAACAACGTAAAGGAGAGGAGTACTTTGAAAAGTCTCGGATTCCTGCCGGCTTTAACGGTGATGTTGAATGTCTTAACTTTCTAAACAGCAAGCAAGGTCTTTACACATACAAGTGGGGTCTGTATAGTGCAGGACATGCCAACTTAGATGTAACAAAGAACGATCCAAATGAAAGCATTATACGTGAGCGTGAAGCTGGCACGTTTATGTTAGGTGATAGTGGTGGCTTTCAGATTCTTAAATGTCAATGGCCCGCTGATTGGAAAGATATTAATTGCCCACGTGCTATGAAAAAGCGTAAAGAAGTATTGACATGGATGGATACATACATGGATTATGGTATGTGTCTAGATATTCCAAGTCAATCACTTACTACGTTTCATATCAAAGACCCTAAGACGGGTAAATCAGCACACGGTATCAGTACAATTGAAGAAGCCATTGCAGCTACACATATTAATAATGATTACTTTATCAAGAATCGCAGTGGCAAGTGCAAGTTTTTAAATGTATTGCAAGGACGTAATCACAAACAAAGTGATGATTGGTATGCAGAGATGAAAAAATACTGTGATCCCAATATCTATCCCGACAATCATTTCAACGGCTGGGCATTCGGTGGTCAGAACAAAATCGATGTAGAGTTAATGCTAAATCGTTTTGTAGATATCATACATGATGGCTTACTACAAGAAGGCAAACATGATTTAGTACACTGTCTTGGTGTTAGTATCTTAGAATATGCACTGTTGTTTACTGATATACAAAAAGCTATACGCAAATATCATAATCCAAAGTTGCAAATTACATTTGACTGTGCTAGTCCATTCTTTAGTGCGGCTAAAGGTCTGGCATACTTCAATAACAGTTTTGAACATGGTAAGAAATGGTCTTATCAGATGGAAAAAACTGCTGAAAATAAAAACTATGCAACAGACAACAGACCGTTTCAATTAGCTGTGCTACAAGACAATATACATAGTGTTTTTACTAATAGCCCAGTAACTGATAAAATGGTTATGAAAGATTTATGTTACCGTGGTCATGGATTTATTGGACAACATGGTAAGGAAACAAAGACTAGCTGGGATACACTTAGTTATACCTTACTACAAAGTCATAATGTATATCAACACATTGTTGCTGTACAAGAGGCTAATCGTAAATACGAGAAAGGTATCATGCCTAAAATGATTATGAATCGTTTTGATAACTATCATTTTGGAGATATCATTGATGAAATTTTCAGTCTTAAAGACAGAGATAGTAGTAAGGCATTGATAAAATCTCACTCAAGTCTATGGACTCAAATGCAAAGTGGCAGTCAAGGTATCAGTGGCAAAAAATTAGTCAATGCTATGACGATGTTTGATCAAATGTTTGAGGTTCAAGGTGAACCAGAAGTCGATGAAGAAATCATTGATAGTGACGATGCTATGGCAGATGTATTAGGAGAATAATATGTACGAGCAACGAATTAGGACATTGGAAAATTTGTACAAGTCAGTTGAAAATGAAATTGACACATTGCAACAACGCCCAAACACAGATCAAGACAAATTAAAAACATTAACAGAAACTAAAACACGGTACCTTTCTGAACTTAGAGAATTACGTAGAAAACAATATGACTATGACCAATACGTAAAATTTGAGGATGATAGATGAAATATAAAAAAATAATCACCTCAGGATGTAGTTTCAGTGAAGCCAATACCCCTTGGGTTTGGCCATTACAATTAGAAACTTATATTAAGAAACTTAACGATTCGGTTAAGTTTGATCATCGTGGCATGGGAAGTCAAGGACAAGAATTAATACAGAAAAAGGCAATTCATGCAGTAGAGCAAGCATTGGATGAAGGGTACAAACCCGAAGAACTATGTGTATTTGTTATGTGGACTTCTAATGACAGAAAAAGTTTTTATGTAGACAATCCTGATTTCATAAAAACCCTCACAGACAATTGGGCTAAATCTAAACAAGGTTGGCAGTATCAATTGGCTAATTTAAATAATGAATTAGAGGATGAAGCAGTAATCGTTACGCAAAGTTCTATTAATAATAGAGTTCCTTATAATAAAAAGGGCGGTTGGCTAATAACAAGTTGTCATGTTGCAGACGATATTCAAATGATGCGTGATTATTTCATGATGTCATTACATGCAAATTCTTTAGCTGCTGTTCATCTTAGTTTAGAAAACATTATTTTCTTGCAGACTTACTGCAAAGCTAAAAATATTAAGCTTTATCAACAAGTGACTATTCCATATGTGTTCGAAGATTTTGAAACACACAAGGATCACCAAATTATTAAATATTTGTATAAACAGCTAGACCACAGTACGTTTATTTCTGAACAATCTATGTATAGCTATTTTCAAAATAATCCTGAATGTTTCAAGGGTGCGTCAGATAATCATTTAAATGGATTGGGGCATCGCATATGGTTAAATGAAGTCATGCTACCGCACTTAGAAGATGATGGATTTTTCCTATAAAGTTGCAATCACATACGTAATTATGTATACTATTAATACTGAGGAATGATTATGAACCAACAACGTGAAACTGAACTTAAAATGAAACGTGAACGCATTCGTGATAAAGCAACTAGAATGATTTGGGTAACCTTTCGCAAAGAAGGTATTCATAAATACCCAGCGGCGGCAGAAGATCCGTCACTTAAAACAGGAGATATGTATGACGTTTCGTTTTTGGGTTTCCCTCATAGGCATATTTTTCACTTTACTGTTGCTATACAAGTTTGGCATAACGACAGAGATGTGGAGTTCATTCAATTCAAGCGGTGGCTTGAACAATTGTATTCTGGCGCACAAGGTGTATTGTCGCTAGATTATAAAAGCTGCGAAATGATTAGTGATGACCTTTATGAACAAATCGCTAGTCGTTATCCAGGGCGTGACATTGAGATTACCGTCAGTGAAGATGGTGAGAACGGTGCCACAATTTCTTATAAAACACATCAACCTTATCAACAACTCGCCGTTTAAAGGAGAAATTAATGGCAAAACCTGATATTAAACCCAATCCTCGTGTTAAACAAATTTTTGAGGACTTGGAAAAGTATCTTGAATTCTGTAAAAAGTTCGGTTATAAATTCGATGAATCAGACATTTACAGCAATAAAAGTTTCGCATATCGTCAGTTTACTAAATATCTATCAGGGAAACCTGTAAAAGATATGTGGGAACTAGATGCAAAGACCGAGTAAAATTGTACTTGTGACCGGAGGATTCGATCCGATTCACTCCGGTCACATTGAGTATTTCAAAGCAGCAAAAGAATTAGGTGATATATTAGTTGTAGGACTTAATTCTGATGCATGGTTGGCCCGTAAAAAGGGCCAACCTTTTATGCCATTTCATGAGCGACAAAGTATTGTCGAAAACTTATATATGGTGGATCATTGTATATTGTATAATGACGATGATGGTTCAAGTATAGAAGCAATAAAAAATGTACGGCAAATGTATCCTGACGCAGAAATAATTTTTGCTAACGGTGGCGATAGAACAGCGGCTAACATTCCCGAAATGAGTGTTATGGATAAAAATCTAACATTCAAATTTGGTGTAGGTGGTAGCAACAAAAAGAATAGTTCAAGTTGGATATTAGAAGAATGGAAAAATCCAAAATACAAAAGACCATGGGGATGGTATAGAGTATTGGATGATAAGCCCGGGTACAAAGTTAAAGAATTAGTTATCGAACCGGGTAAAAGTTTAAGTATGCAACGTCATTTTATGCGTAGCGAACATTGGTATATACTTAAGGGTAAATGTGATATTGCAACTGATTACAAAGGTAGTAAAATAACAATTAGTAAACACACAAACGAAACCTATGATATTGGGCAAGGGGTTTGGCATCAATGCCAAAATAACTATGATGAATATTGTCATATACTTGAAGTTCAACATGGGGAACAATGTATAGAAGAGGATATAGAAAGGCGAAATGCGTAAATTATATTACATGGGATTAGAATCCTACAAAGCGAGATACACACTGCAATTAACAGAATGGAATAAAGCTGTTTTTGAAAAGAGAAAGTATGATGTAACATATGTACAGGGATCAACACTTGACAATCAACAAAAAATTGTAGTAGGTCAAGTGTTAGATGCACATGGGCGCAGCTATTTTAGTATGAGCCAAATGATGAATTTAGTAAAATTAATGCAGCAAGGAGAAGTTACAAGTGAAGATGTTATATACTTTGAGGACATGTTTCAACCCGGTATCGAAAGTTTACCTTACATACTTAATCAAGTCCCTAGTAATCTACGTCCCCGCGTCTTTGTTCGCTGTCTTGCTCAGTCCATTGATCCTGATGATTTTGTGCATGTATGGGGTATGGCGACATGGATGGGACACTACGAAAAATTGGTTAATGAGTTCGTGGATGGAATTCTCGCCACGAACGAAGAAATGGTTGCTCATATGCGTATTGCTGGATGGACTGCTCCTATATACAATATTAGTGGGCTAGCATTTGGCAAAAGCGAAGTTATCAACCGAGTAGACAAAATTGCACCATTTCATAACAGGCGAAATCGTGTAGTGTTTTCTGCACGATGGGATCAAGAAAAACAACCAGACTTTTATATGGATTTAATTGATGCTTGGTATAAGCGTCATCCTAACAACGATGTAGTATTTTGCGTTTGTAGCGGCGGAAAACTACGAAGTAACAATGATAGTTATATGGTTAGAACTCGTAAATTTCAAGATGAAGGCAAGTTGGTGATTTACGAAGATTTAGAAAAAAATGAATATTATGAAATACTTAGCAACAGTAAGGTAGTATTCAATTGTGCATTACAAGATTGGGTAAGTAACACAGTAAGCGAAGGGGACGCATTAGGATGTAACGTTTTGTATCCTGCATATAGGTCATTCCCTGAAACTTTTGCGAATGATCATGAAAGAATGTATGTGCCTTGGTCTATAGAAGATGCACTGACCAAGCTAGAACATTTATTGAAGAAACCTCATGCTAATATTGGTAAGATAAGTTCTTACAATAATGGCACGATTGATAGAATTTGTGATATTCTTGAAGGTAAGGGAGAACAATACTTACGTATGTCTAAAGACTATCGCAAACACACACGTGAAGCCAAATATTAAGGAGATAAAATGAGCGCACACAATGAAATTTTGAATCAACTAGCAGCATATCAAGCTGAACACGATAAGTTTGAAAAGGGCAACAATGCTGCAGGTACACGTGCTAGAAAAGCACTAGGTGAATTAGCCAAAGCTGTCAAAGCACGTAGGAACGAAATTACTGCTACTAAGAACGAACGTAAGGAAGCAAAGGCAAAATAAATGCGTATCGAAGAAGATGTTAAGTTAGACTTCAAAGATGTATTGATTAGACCAAAAAGAAGTACCCTAGCTAGTCGAAAGGAAGTTGACTTAAAACGCACATATAAGTTTAAGCATAGTAAATGGGAATGGACAGGAATTCCCATCATGGCTAGTAATATGGATGGGGTCGGCACATTGCAAATGGCAAATGAGTTGTACAAACATCGTATGTTTACCTGTCTAGTAAAGAATATCGGTACCGAATATTTTGAAACTACATTGCAAGATATAGGCGGTAATTATTTTGCAGTAAGTACAGGTACTAGTGAAAAAGACTTAAACAAATTATGTGCCATCTTGGACGATTACCCTGCAATACATTTTATTTGCATTGATATAGCAAATGGTTATAGTGAACACTTTGGCGATTTCGTAGCAGAAGTGCGTAGACTTTATCCTAATCATACAATCATAGCAGGAAATGTTGTTACAGCCGATATGACACAGGAGTTAATACTACGTGGAGCTGATATCGTTAAAGTGGGCATTGGTCCTGGCAGCGTATGCACTACAAGGTTGCAGACTGGTGTGGGTTATCCGCAATTGTCTGCCATCATCGAATGTAGCGATGCTGCTCATGGCCTTGGCGGACATATTATCGCTGATGGTGGTTGCACTTGTCCTGGCGACGTTGCTAAAGCCTTTGGTGCTGGTGCCGATTTTGTTATGCTGGGTGGTATGCTTGCGGGACATATAGAGGGTGGTGGTAAAATCATAACAGAGGATCATCCTATTAGTAGTTATGATATATTGTGTAACAGACCAAAGTTAGAAGAAAAGAAATTTGTAGAATTTTATGGTATGAGTAGTGACACCGCTATGAACAAACATCACGGCGGAGTCGCAGAATATCGCAGTAGCGAAGGTAGAACTGTACGAGTACCTTTTAAAGGTCCTGTAAAAGATACTATCTTAGATTTGCTGGGAGGACTGCGTAGCACCTGTACATATGTAGGGGCTCCTACATTAAAACAATTAAGTAAGTGTACTACGTTTATAAAAGTTAACCGTCAAATCAATGATGTGTTTTTGAAATGATAAAGTATTTGATAACCACAGGATGTAGTTTTACTGAAGTTCCTGTACCTGAAATACAAGAGTCAACGCAAGTTAATATTGATGACTATACAAAGTACGCCTTATCTTGGCCTGTACATTTAGTTAATCACCTAAATTGTTTACCAAAGTATCGAGGAAAAGGAGCTTCTGGTAACGGCATTATAAGTAGGACTACGATTTACGAAGTAATCAAAGCACTTGAAACGTATAAACCCGAAGAAATTTTAGTAGGTATTATGTGGAGTGGTGCGTATAGACAAGAGATTTATTTAAGCGAGCCTCGACACGATTATTATTTGATTCATAGGTCTTGGAATGAAGATCAAAATACTATGAATCCGGCTACTGTAGGTGGAGAGCCGAACTTCTACAAAGTGATGCCTTATTGGGATGACGACCTTTCAAAAATATATTATAAGCACATATATGATGATATTGGTGCATTCATGCAAACCTTAGAACATATACTTAGGGTTCAATGGTTTTTAAAACAAAAGAACATTAGGTATTTCATGACACAGTACTATTATCCGACTTTTCCTGATAAACCTGAGATAATGAATCATCCTGATATAAAGTATCTATATGATCAAATCGATTTTGGTAATTGGTTACCGGTAAAAAGTGAGTATGATTGGTGTGCAGAATTCCAAGATCCTAAAACATGGGATGATGTGGTAGAATTCGGACATTTTAAACACCCGCATACATTACAGCATAAAGCATTTGTGGATTACGTTGTTATTCCATTTTTAAAACAAAAGGGCTATATAAATTAACTATTACTGTTTATTTGTATAAATACTTGTGTCACACAACGGTGACAACAATTCAAATTTAATATCCGTGTAAGGAAGGATTCAAATATGTCGTATAACAAAACAAAAACCGATCCAGAATTGGGTCAAAAAGTTCATGAACATCTTGTCAAGATGGGTGTTGAAACCCCAATCAAAAAACGTAATCTAGACCGTAAGGAACAGATTGATATCATCGAAGGTAACTTTGCTGAAATCATGAGGGCCTTAGGACTAGACTTAACTGATGATAGTCTTATCGAAACACCTAAACGTGTTGCTAAGATGTATGTCAATGAAATCTTTTGGGGACTAGACTACGATGCGTTCCCTAAATGTACAACAGTTGACAATAAAATGAAATATAATGAAATGGTCGTTGAAAGGAATGTCAATGTTCAGAGTAATTGCGAGCATCACTTTGTTATCATTGATGGTACCGCTACTGTTGCATATGTGCCTAAGAACAAAGTGTTGGGATTATCTAAAATTAATCGTATCGTAGAATATTTCAGTAAGCGTCCACAAATTCAAGAACGTCTTACTGAACAAATTTTTCATACATTACAATTTATTTTGGACACAGAAGATGTTGCAGTCATGATTGACGCACAGCATTATTGCGTAAAAAGTCGTGGTGTAGAAGATACAGGTTCTAGCACGGTAACGACAAGACTAGGCGGTGGGTTTAAAACAGATCCAGAAGTGAGGAATGAATTTTATCAAATAGCAAGGGCAGGATGCAAATGATTACTATTCTTTTATTAATTTTATTGATTGCCGTAGTGTTATCAATTTCTCGTAGGTTACCACCTAGTAGTTGTACAGGTGATTGCAATCAGGGTAGAAATTGTACTTGTGTACCAAAGGAGTAATATAATGGGATTCCGTAAACCAATGGATTATAATAGCGTTCATCACCAAGTATATATGGCAGGAGTAGAATTACATAGCTCCTATAACGATGGGTATACGCAATGGGCGATCAAACAAGATTTGTATCGTATTAAGTGGCTAGTAGATGCAATTTTAAAAGACAGTGGAACTTTTTCAGGTGAAGAAGAATTCCTGAAGGAACATGAACAGGTAGTAATGTGGCGCACACTGAAAAGTTAAGACTTATGCGGAACATGTCTAAGGATGAAGCTAAAGCCTTCATTCGTAGAGTTTATGGTCCGCCTAAAAGACTTTTAGAGGGCGATGAAAAGGAACACATGCTGACAGTGTTTAGACTTATTGAGCCAGTAGAATCTACCAACAATCAAAGATCCTTTACTGATGAATATCATCATGCAGGTAAAGTTTATTTTGTACATTATTTCGGTAATGAGGTAGAAGTAGAAGAGGTATTAAAAGAATGATATTTAACAAAATAAAAGAACTAAAAGACAAAGGTTTAAAAATAGGATTTACTGCAAGTACCTTTGACCTATTGCATGCCGGGCATATTGCTATGCTCAGTGAAGCAAAAAATCATTGCGATTATTTGATATGTGGATTGCAAACTGATCCTACTATTGATAGACCTGATACTAAAAATAAACCTGTACAGAGTTTAGTAGAACGTCAAATACAATTGAGTGCTTGCCGTTTTGTAGATGAGATTGTTGTATATGAAACAGAACGTGACTTAGTGGACTTGATACTGACACTACCTATTGATATTCGCATTTTAGGTGTTGAATATGAAGATACAAACTTCACGGGTAGAAATGAGGGGGCAGGTAGGGGGATAGAACACATTTTTAACAAACGTGATCATAGTTTTAGTTCCAGTAGTTTACGTAAGCGTGTTGCAGAAGCAGAATTAAATAAAAGGGAAAAGAATGACTAAGAGAATATTAATAATGGGTTTACCTGGTTCAGGTAAAACGTATTTCGCAGAACGTTTGAAAAAATACTTAGAAGATTTTTCTAGCGTTGACACTATGCCTTTTGAACGTTTAGTAGAATATGAAGTACCTCCTTCTTTCTATAAAAGTAAAGTAGATTGGTTTAACGCTGACGATGTTCGTAGACAATATAATGACTGGGATTTTAGTAAAGAGGGTAGAATTCGTCAAAGTCTGCGTATGCTTGAGTTTGCACTTAAATGCACCGGTGATTATGTTATTTGTGACTTTGTAGCACCATTACCCGAAATGCGTAATAACTTCAAAGCTGATTGGACTATATGGATAGATACCATAGATAAAGGTCGTTACGAAGATACTAATAAAGCATTTGTACCACCAGACGTATATGATTTTAGAATCACTGAACAAAATGCTGAAAAGTGGGTAGAGTTTGTTGGGCAACATATATTAGAAAATCGCCGAAGACCAACATTCAATTGGCAAAAAGAAACTGTTCAAATGTTAGGACGTTGGCAACCATGGCATCCTGGCCATCGTGCATTATTTGAACGAGCAATTGCTAAAACAGGTCAAGTATGTATCATGATTCGTGACTGTCAAGGGTGGCAGGGATCCAATCCATTTGCATTAGAACAAGTAAAAGAGTATATTAAACGAGACTTAGATCCACTGTATCAAGGTCAGTACGAAATTATTGTAGTTCCAAATATTGTAAACATCACATATGGTCGTGACGTAGGCTATAAGATAGAACAAGAAACATTTGATGAAAGTATTACTAGCATTAGTGCTACCAAAATACGTCAACAAATGGGACTTAAGTGAGAATAGCGGTCTTTGGCATCATCCCGCTCTATAAATTCTGCTGTCATCAAACTTGCTACTTTAAATAAAGGAGACTAGAGATGGCAAATCAAAACATTGAAGAAACTTCACACATTTGGCGCAGCACTCGCCAATACAAGTACACCAGTACTAAAGAATATCATGATGCATTTCCGTGTGCATATCGGCAATGGCGTGCAGATAGTCATTGTAATCTGATTCATGGCTATAGTTTTAGTATGAAGTTTTATTTCGGGACTGATAATCTAGACATTCGTAATTGGGCTATGGATTATGGTGGACTAAAAGAACTTAAGAAAATTCTTGAAGATCAATTTGATCATACATTACTTGTGGCACAAGACGATCCAGAGTTAGAAACATTCAAGTTATTACAAGAAAAGAAATTGGCTAAACTTACAATACTTCCCAGACTAGGATGTGAGGGTTTAGCCGATATGCTTTACAAATATATGAATACCGTGTATATTCCTGATATGCTTGGAGAACATGAAGCCAATAGACTTTGGTGCTATCGTGTAGAAGTACGTGAAACGCAAAGTAATATGGCTTTCCGTGAAGGTCATCGTGAATGGAATGAAGATTTATACGTATGAGTAAAGTTGCCGTTATAGGTGCCGGAATTTCTGGTATTACAACTGCATATTATCTGGCTAAGGCAGGGTGCAAGGTCACTGTTTACGATAGTGAGCATTACCCTGCCATGCGTTGTAGTTATGCCAATGGTGGGCAGGTGAGCGTCAGCAATAGTGAAGTATGGACAACATGGAGTAATGTTATTAAGGGCATTAAATGGATGTTCAAAAAGGATGCACCTCTCCTCATTCGGCCTAGTTTAGAATACGACAAGATTGTTTGGCTAACTAAATTTTTATATCATACTGCAAAAAATGAGTATGAAAAGAATACATTAGAAACTATACGAATGGGTTTAGAATCTAGAAAACTCTACGAAGAAATAATTACTGAAGAAAAAATAGATTTTGATCAAAGGTATGATGGAATACTACATGTATATAAAGATCAAAAATATTTTGATATGGCTAAGCGGTCACAATCAATATATGGACAGACCGAATGTGAGTGGGAGATACTAAACATTAACCAAATCAGATCATTGGATAGTACATTACATTATATGACTGATTTAGTTGGTGGAGTGTATACCAAGTCTGATTGGACCGGTGATATACATAAGTTTTGTTATGAGATGCAAAAAGTATTAGAATTTAGGTATAATGTTAATTTTGTATTTTCTCAGACAATTGAAGATATACGTTACCTACTCTGTTTTGATAAGGTAGTAGTTTGTGCTGGACACAATAGTGTCAATCTTGCTAAGTCAATAGGTGATCGTTTGCACATATATCCTGTTAAGGGTTATAGCATCACTATCACAGCTAATGATATAAAATCGTATCAAGCCATGCCCAAAGTTAGTCTGCTAGATGACCAAGCCAAAATAGTTACTAGTACATTAAGTAATCGATTACGAGTCGCAGGCACTGCTGAACTAACAGGAGAAAACTATGATATTCGTAGGGATAGAATAGAACCATTATTGCAATGGGTGCATAAAAACCTACCAATGGTTAATGCTCATGATTACAGCAGTTGGGCATGTCTTCGACCAATGACTCCGAACATGCTTCCCATAACCAAATCTAGTGACAAAAACAACAAAGTATATTATAATACAGGACACGGGCACTTAGGTTGGACATTAGCTCCTTATACAGCAAAATTCATTACGGAACAGATATGCAAAAATTAAAAATTAGCGAATTGTTTTATAGTATTCAAGGCGAAGGTCGCTATATGGGTGTACCCAGTGTATTCCTTCGTACATTTGGTTGTAATTTCAAATGTGCGGGATTTGGTATGCCCAAAGGTGAATTGAGCGAAGAAAGAATTGGAGTTGCACGATTCATAACCGCATATAAAGATTACAAATCTTTGCCATTGGTTAGCAGCGGATGTGATAGTTATGCATCATGGGATCCTGCTTTCCGACATTTGAGTCCATACTACAATACTGATGAAATTGTTGTAAAAATTATGGAACTGTTGCCACATAAGCGTTGGGTAGACGAGCACCTCGTAATTACAGGTGGGGAACCATTGCTAGGCTGGCAACGTGCATATCCTGAACTACTTAGCTATCCTGAAATGATAGCACTCAAAGAGTTAACATTTGAGACAAATGGCACTCAACCATTGCATGAAGATTTCAAAAAGTTTTTACAAAAGCAATGGCACAAGCAAAAGGGAATTGAAACGTTAACCTTCAGTGTTAGTGCTAAACTTTCTAGTAGCGGTGAAAAGCGTGAAGATGCAATATGTCCTGAAGTTGTTCGTGAATATGAACTATATGGGCACACCTATCTCAAGTTTGTTATTGCTACTAATGAAGATGTTGAAGAAGTGTTAGACGTAGTAAACATCTATCGTAAAAATGGTTTCATGGGTAATGTATATGTCATGCCGGTCGGTGGTACTGAAAGAGTGTACAGCATGAATAACAAGCAAGTAGCTAAAATGGCAATGAAACATGGGCTGCGTTACAGCGATAGACTTCAAGTACCATTGTTTAAAAATGAATGGGGAACATGATGATAAAAATAGTAATTACGAGAATGCAATTTGAGAGATTGAAGGAAGTGTTTGACATGTATGACACTGTGGATCAAATATCAATCATAGAAACACACGAATCAGGTATAGGTCCTACGACAAAAATAGAATATACACCTAAAAAAATCGTAACCGATATTACTGATGTAAGTAATTGGTAATGTTTTATTATGACCAAATGGATAGCTTTGAACGAAATTGTATTGGTACTGAATATAAATTTGCATGGCTTCCAAAAAAATGCCACCTGTCGAATAAACTTATTTGGTTAACGTGCGGCTATAAACAAACTGCAATGTATACTGGACCTGGCGATCCTGCCTTCGAACACCGCTGGTACGACAAAACATATTTCATAGTTGATAGGCTACGTAAATGAAAATAGTTGTATTGTCAAGCTATAGAACTGGGTCTACAGCATTTTGTAATTCACTGGCTAAAATGTATAAGGTCAAAAATTACGATGAATATTTTCATCGTGATAAACTGCAAAACAATTTTGATACTATCAAAGAAGGCAACTATGTTATAAAAATAATGCCTGATCAAATTGTTGAACCTCAATTTTCAGAATTGATTAAATCTTCAACCGTTTATGGTATCTATAGGCGTGACGTAATTCAACAGATAGCCAGTTATTTTATTTCTATTCAACGTAATGTTTGGCACAATCAAAATAATATTGATACAGAATTCTATCAAATTGATTATGAAGAGGACCATTTAAAATCGGTTGTAAATCAATTGTTAATCTTTAATAAAGATTACGAAGAAAAGTTACGACCATTATGCACCAAAGAATATGTGTACGAAGATATTCAAACAGTGCTTAGGCTTTCAGATTATAAAAAGTATAACAGACCTTCTAACTACGAAGATTTAATTGCAGCAATCGAAACATTGGTAAATAATAGTCATGAAAACGTATAATAAAAGAGTCGGCTTCTTAGTAAGTTATCAAACATTAATACCGCATGGTGGCATAGGTCAGTTCGCAAAAAGTTTTTGCGAGTTAATGGACGAACACAATATCAAAGTAGATATCATTACAGACAAAGAACCGAAAGATAATGAATTTGTAAAGTCATTGAAGGCAAACATTATTGCCCCATTGGAATCATTACCCTATACTACCCATAGCAACATTTTTATGTATGGAGATACATACTGTTATGAACGTATGGCAAACTTTCGTAATGCAATTGTAGAAGCATTGGAACATAATATCTATGACGCCTTTGTTTGTAATACATATGAAAGCATTCAAGTAGCACTAACAATGGGACTTGAAGATTGTATTCAGATTATTGCTTACACGCACCTAGAAAGCCAAATATTTAAAGACACTAAAAATCCTTTTTTACATTCTACCAACGATATGATGCGTAAACAATTAGAATGTAATTCTCTATGGATCGGCACACAAAGTAAGTTCAATCAAGTATCAATGAGTAATGGTGCATGGCATCTTCCTATACCTGTTACAGAACAAGACTTATTACTAGAACATCACAAGCCACGTGAGGGTGTATTATTTGTTGGTCGATGGGAAGAAGGAAAGAATCCTGAACTTTTCATTGAGTTGATTGAGCAAACCAAACTGCCAGCTAAGGTCATGACTAGCCCAAATGGTGTTAAAAAGTTTGAAGAACGGTTGAAGAAGATCGGGGTTAAGTATGATGTTCGTGCTAGTATTGTCGGTAAAGAAAAAGTAGACTTCATCACTAGTGCTAGAGTAGCATTTAATCCTAGCATAGTTGAAAGCTATGGTATGGCGTTCTATGAACAACACCTTCAATTACCTACACTAGTATTAGAAAATCAACGTTGGACTAATAACTTTAATGAGGATTTCTTTTACAAATGCAATAAGAAAAATATGGCTCAGAGAACAAAAGAGTTGTATGAATTATTTCCGACAGCCGAATCTTGGTACAATGTAGAATCGCTGAGTCACGGCCAATTTATGGAAAGGCGTGTGTTTGGAAAATGGAACGATTGTTTTTCAGAATTTTGTTCTAAACAATCGAACAGTAATACAGCAAAAATTTGTACAGAAACCACAGTAAAGCTACAAGATTACGTCCGTGGGCTAAAGCGTAATATAGTTTGTATTGATGACATACGTAGTGTTCTTACTAATAAACATAAATTTCGTGTCATTTATACCGATAATGATACATATCTAACTAAAGACCCGACCTTTGAGCCAACAGAGGAAGTTACAGGGCTATCACTTTTTGAGGAAATTTAATGAAAAAGATTTTGATTACAGGTAGTTCAGGATACATAGGTTCTCATCTTTGTAATATGCTCTCCGGTGAATATGAAATTCACGGACTTGATATTGTTGATTCACAAGTTGAAATAGAGAAATTTTACAAAATTGATATTAACAAACAATTTTCTATTGAAGGTATTGAGTTTGATGCAGTTGTTCATTTGGCAGCGTTAACTAGCGTAAGTGAAAGTGAAGAACGTCCTATCAGTTATTACATTACCAATTTGAATGGTACAATGAATGTGTTAAACAAAGTAAAAACCAAAAACTTTATCTTTGCTAGTACAGGTGCAGCACAAGATTGTTTAAGTGCATATGGTGTTAGTAAACGTGGTGCTGAAGATGTAGTTCGTGCATACACTAAAATGTCAGGTGCTGAATATACTATTTTCAGGTTCTATAATGTTATAGGTTCTACGGTTGTAATGCCCACTAACGCAGACGGATTGTTTTATAACTTAAACAAGGCACGTGAGACTGGAGAATTTACTATCTATGGTAAAGACTATCCAAATACTAGCGATGGAACTTGTGTCCGAGATTATTTGCATGTAGAAGAAGTGTGTCATTCTATTAAATTGGCTATAGAAAGGCCTGCAAATAATGTCGAATGTTTGGGACATGGTGTAGGATATACAGTTAAAGAAATGGTAAGATTGTTTGAAGAAGTGAACAATTGTGATATCAATGTCACCTATGGTCCAAGACGGCAAGGTGATATTGAATATTATGTGTTGGAAGATGTTTCACCATATATGAAGAATCTGTACACAATAAAAGATTTACTAAAAGTAAATGGTTGAGGTTATCATCCAACATAAATCTAGCAATCAAATCAGCGAAATTGTGTCTGAATTAAAAGATTTAGGGTATAGAGTACACATTGATTTTGATTTCGAGTACTCCACGGGAAAGTTTGATTGGAGCACTATGATAGATGTACCTAGACAAACTAAGTTTACTTTTTACAACGAACCAATGGCTAGTTGGTTCGTATTAAAATACAGTTAGTGTTTTAGCAATAATGTGCTGAGTACACCCGGGTCTTTTGCGGTTAAGTCAGGTTCGCCGGGAGTGATAATCACATTCCACTTCATCATATTATTTTTCTTACCTCTGGTATCCCATTCATCATATGTAAGAATGCTACTCGGGCTAATATTGTAGGCACTTGCCAATCTTTGTTTTAGTTCAGGGATCTTATCAGGTATCACTTGCCATTGGCCTTCTGGACCCTTAACAAGATTTTTCTTTTCGTCCTTCACTAACAAGTCATAGAATAAATCGCTAGGAACAATTCTGCTATTCTTAGTTGTTTCTAGCTCAGGATCTTGTGCTTTTACTTTCTTCTCCTGTCCGGCGCTAGCACCTTCGCTCCAGTTGATGATAAAGTTTTCTGGCTTTTTGCCTAATGCAACATCAGCCACTTTAGTGTATGCATAGAAATCTACATTAGGTAGTGACTCTGCTAACTTAAACGCCATTTCTGCATATTCAGGGCTAAAGAAATCTCCTGCATCATGCCAGCGTATACTTACACTGTACCCACCTTTTTTACCTTTTAGTTCTTCTTTGCTAATTTCTGCTTTTAATTGATTGAAGAAACCTTCTGGGTCATTTAACAAATATGTCAGTATTCGACCATCACTTAGCCATGGACCTTGGAATTGTACTTTACCGCCTTTCATAGCAAAGCAATCTATTTTACAACTGCCAGCGCCTGGGCAGGTGTTTACTATGATTAGTTCATTAGTTTGTTCATCAAGTGCTATACCAACCAATGCAGCAAAACCAATATTGAAGAACTGTTCTAATTCTCCATCACTGTGCTTCATCTTTTCGTTTTTCTTCAGTAATGCTTTGGGTCTTTCTGCTAATGCCGACTTGATGGCATCTATATTGTATTTCTTACCTTCTTCGTTATAGTAATCAACTACACTGCTACGATGTATGTATGGTAATTTGTATTTGTCTGTTTTCTTCTTTTCTCTATTACGAATACGATCCAAGTAATCTGTTAATTCAGGCTCGCCGATTGGTCTAGTTGGTGCAGCTAATTTTGGTGCTTCAGATATGCTGCTTTTCTGCTTATAATGTTGTTTTAGTGCAAGGATTGCTTCTTGTTTTGAATTGAAAGGTCCACCGATTGATGTACCGTGCCATTTAGCATCATATGGAATAGCATCCCACATACCGTCGGCATCTTGTGTCAATTGACCAATAGCTTCTTTACCCAAAAATACATCTTTATATCCCGCAAATCCCCTTCCAGCACCCATGCCTTCGTCAACTTCTTTGTCTGCTGCAGGTTCTTCTTCCCCGGTACTCTTGGCAACAAACTGTTGAGGTGTCATAATTTGTACACCTTTGGGCGCTCCCGGTAGCTTTGGCTCTACGCCTTCCATCAATTCTAAGTATTTCATGTTCGGTTTCCGTATGTTTGACAATAATTTGTCTTTATGTTAGACTATATACATATTTATCTATACTGGTCATCTTATGCACACTTTCAACATGTCTGTTCAACGTATTGGTTTCGCTTGCAAATGGGCTGAAATCAACAAAAAAGGCGAGATTGCTAGTACCGAAGGTCTCAATACCGGTGGTACTACTCACGCATGGGCTAAACGTCAAAAGTCTCGAAAGACCGTTGAGGACAAGCTTATTGATGTTGCCAAACGTAACATTCTTAATACTCATGCATTAGTCAAAAAAGTAGCACAGTTGCCTCAACCACTACGTATGCTACGCCTCACTAGTGATATGTTTTCGTTCTATACTATGGACGAGTACAAGGACTTTTGGCACAGCACTGATGTTCAGAATAGTCTAGAACGCTGGATGGCTCCTATCGGTGAAACTGCACGTGCGAATGATGTCCGTCTTAGTTTTCACCCTGATCAATTTGTAGTTCTTGCAAGTGATCGTCCTGAGGTAGTAAATAAGAGTATAGAGGAGTTTGAATATCATGCAGATATGGCCCGCTTCATGGGGTATGGTAAACAGTTTCAGGACATTAAAATCAACGTCCACATCTCGGGTCGAGCCGGTCCAGAAGGTATCCGACAAGCCTACAAGAGATTGTCTACAGAAGCAAGGAACGGACTCACAATCGAGAACGAAGAAATCAGCTGGGGTCTCGATTCTTGCTTAGAACTAGCCGATCTAGTTCCTATCGTGCTTGACATTCATCATCATTGGATACACACAGGAGAATACATTGAAAAAACTGACGAACGTGTTAAAAAAGTTATTGATAGTTGGCGCGGTATTAGGCCTGCTATGCACTATTCCGTTTCTAGGGAAGATGTACTTGTTGGCCATACCCGACACCAACGCCCCGATCTACGGACGTTATTAGAAAGTGGACACAATAAACAAAAACTACGTGCCCATAGTGACTACTATTGGAATGATGAAGTTAACAAATGGGCACTGTCACATAATGAATGGGCCGACATTATGTGCGAGAGCAAGGCTAAAAATCTTGCATCTTTTAAACTATATGAGGATTCAATAAGTAATGTTTGATAAACTTAAAAAACTTTTTACTAAACAGGAACCAGAAAAACCTGTTGTTAAAAAGGAGGTAAAGCCACGCAAAAAACGTCAACCCAAAGTCGAACCTCCACAACTAAGTGCCAAAGAAATAGCCACACAAAACAATGAACCATATGTAAATATATTGCATATTCAAATTGACCCGAATGATGTAAATAATGGTGCGTTTGAATTAGATTGGAATGATAAATTTGTTCTTAATCTTATTCGTGCAGGCTACAAAATACGTGATGATGATACGGAACAACAAATTGTTGATCGTTGGTTCCAAACTGTTTGTAGAAACGTAGCACTAGAAGTTTATGAGCAACAACAAGCAGATCCAGAAAAACGTGATGATGTGCGTGTAATTCGGTCCCGTGATATAGGAAACGGTCGCACAGAGGTTAGTTGATGTTTAAAGAATGTTTTGCATCTCCTTTTCTAAATGATTTAGGATACAATTTAAACTATTTAATTGTATCAACACATAATTTTCCTTTAAAAACCTCTGCAGAGGTAGAAAATCTTTGTGATGAAATTATGAAACATAAAGGGGATAAAAACATATGTTTTGATGGAGATTTTGAAGGATTACAAATAGGTATACTTCAAACTATAAATGATATATGCGAAATTTTAAGTAACAAATATGGAATAAGCAGTAACTCTTTATTGTATATCACAACAGCAGATCCAATTAAAAGAAATGTTGATGCCTATAAACAATACATCAAGGCTAAAAACTATCATAAAATCACTGTACTGTTCGTGAATAGAATTGAAAAATCAATTGCCCTAAATGCGTTATCGTCCAAACGATCAAACATAAAAAAATTAAATAAAGCGCCTATTAAAAAAGATAAGAAATTTTTACTGTTTAATGGTGGAATGAGAGCGCATAGGGGATACCTATTAGCCTATATAATTAAAAATAATTTACTTGAAAAGGGATATATTTCCCTCTATCGGCAATATCCTACAGAAAATTCTCAACCTACTGAGTTTGACATTTTTCCAAAGAAATGTTGGGTAGGTGAGACATTAAGAAAAAATTATAAATTATTTCCTATGAAGTTAGTTGGGAATACAAAACAGGAACTTGTAATTTATGATATTATCGAATCCGAAACACACCTTTATGCAAATTCTTATTTTGGAGTCGTAACTGAAACTAATTTTTTTAAATCAGAAAATCCTCTTAGCCTTAATTGGGTGATTGACCATAATATAACAACTGAAAAAACATTTAAATATATTTTTGGTAAACTACCTTTTATTATGGTAGGAGTGCCAGGAGCTTTATCAGCCCTGCGTGAACAAGGGTACCAAACTTTTCATCCTTTTATTAATGAATCATATGATGAAGAAAACGATGACATACAAAGGTTACGCCTGATAACCAAAGAGATTATGAGGCTTTGTCGTTTTACAGATGAAGAATGGCTGGAATTTATGAAAAACACCATACCCATTACCAATCATAATTATAAGCGTCTTTTAAATACGGAAACAAAAATTTTAAAGTGTTAGTATAAAGGTTGCAATTAATTAAATTTAGTGATATTATTCAGGCTGTACTATGATTTTGTAGTACAGCTTTTTAACTTTTAAAGGAAACAAAAATGGCAAAATTATCGCCTACCCAAAACTCCTTTCCTTGGACTGACGTTCCCAAAGGACAGGCTATTGATATTACTAGCATTAAAAACCCGCTTGATAGCAAGCGTCTAAAAAATGCAAAACCCAAAACTCTAGCACAATCTGTAGCAGAGCTTGAGAAAAATCCAATCATTGTCAATGTATTGAATGAACTTAAAAAGAAAAAGAAAAAGTTTGATCCAAGTAAGATTGGTACTCCCAAAAAACAAAAGATTGGCAAAGCAACGTTTTTGTCAGAAACACAGCGACTTGTAATTCCAAAACATACCGCTGATATTATGGAAAACTGTCAGGAAGAATTGTTGAGTCCTGCATTTTCAACTATTAGTGAAGATGGTAAATCAAATCCAATTTTTGATACACAGCACGGACTCAACGTAGTGGGACTGTTTGCGAAGCATGGATTGTGGGAAGGTGTTGATCCTGCAAAATGGGAAGATTTTGAATATCCTTTCTTTATTGTAAACAATAGCGATGTAGCATTTGCAAACGAGGCTGCTTATCACAGAAATGGTAAGGGTCAGAAAAAATGGACTGCGTTTGATTTCCATCGTATTAAGGTTGCAGGTGTTCGCCAACACAAATCTACTATTAAAGAATATGTAGATGCGGCAAAGCGTCAAGCTATTTGCGAAAAAAATGAGGCTATCCCAGTTCCTGCAAGTCATCCGCAAAAGGGCAAGGCAGGCACATTGGATCGTATTGACGCAGTTTACAATTGGAGCCATAAGACACTAGATTTTATCCTTGCTACTCATAAAAAATACTGGCATGGAACTAAGATTGACAGTGCCGCATTCGGTTTGTATGGTCACTTGCATGACAATATGCGGGCAAAACATATTCCAATGACAGGTCCTGATTGGGATGAGTTTTTGGATAATTTTCATGCTATCATTAAAAAGTGTTTTACTGATTTGGCAACATTGCGTAAGGCAACTGAAAACGCACACGTTGCTTGGCATGAGGCTGCTTACCCAAATATCAAGAACCACAAACTTAACTCAACCAATTGTGCTTTAGCAATCGTGCTTAAGATTTATCAAAAGCTTAATGGCACGTACCCGTTGACTAATGATGTCAACGACTACAACTATGCTGGTGAGGACATTTACGATTACCTCGATTCGGTTGATGTTCATGAGGCTGTAAACAATGTCTAAGATTAAACTACCTGAAAAATGTGGGTGGTTTTATATACTGCAACTTCGCCACAATGGTATTTGGGGTTTCGGTATTACATCCAGCAAAAACATTAAAAACTATTTGCAAAAAAGATATATAAATCCTGGTGCAAACAAAGATCAGGTATTTGATAATCTTTATTATGGCAAATTGTCTCAAATACGTGCATTGGAAAGTCATTTGAAAAATGAGTGGGGAGACAAACTATTAATATTGTTTACAGACAAATTAGAATGGTTTGATCCAGAGGCTCAGGTGACAGGCCCAGAAATAATTGATTTTGTTGAAAAACGGTGTAAGGCAAATTACTCCGAAATTTATAAAGTCAAAAAGGAATTCTTACCATTTAGTCCGTCTAATGTATTTAAGAATTTGGGTGATGATCCAAGCAAGTTTTTGGAACATATCTAATTGACAAAAATGAATAATATGCGTATAATCAACGCATATTATTCAACTATATACTATCCCACACATGAATTACGCACTTATTGACACAGCCAATACTTTCTTCCGCGCCCGTCATGTGGCTAGCCGAAACACTGATACTTGGGAAAAGATTGGTATGGCGTTACATCTAACACTAGCAAGTGTTAATCAAATTGTACGCACACATAAAATTGACCATGTAGTGTTCTGTTTGGAAGGTAGATCATGGCGTAAAGATTATTACAAGCCCTACAAGGCTAATCGTAAACTTGATGAATCGGCAATGACTGACGCCGAAATTGAGGAGAACAAGATGTTTTGGGAAACATACGAAATGTTTACCAACTTCTTGCGTGAAAAGACCAATGTGTCTGTATTGCGTGAACCTAATGCAGAAGCAGACGACCTTATTGCCCGTTTTATTCATCTACATCCCAATGACTCGCACTACATTATTTCTTCTGATACTGATTACGTTCAGCTTATTGCTGAAAACGTGTTCCAATACAACGGCGTTTCTAATGAACTCATCCGACTCGACGGATACTTCAAGGATAATGGAAAACCGGTACTAGACAAAAAAACTAAAGAACACAAGTTGCTTGAGGATCCTCAATACTTGTTGTTCAAAAAGTGTATGCGTGGTGATGCAACTGACAATGTGTTTAGTGCATATCCGGGTGTACGTGAGAAAGGTAGTAAAAACAAAGTTGGTCTTGTCGAGGCTTATGCGGATCGTAATAAGCAAGGCTTTACATGGAACAACATGATGTTGCAACGTTGGCTAGATCATGAAGGTGTTGAACATCGTGTGCGTGAGGACTATGAACGCAATCGCACATTGATTGACTTGACTGCACAACCTCAAGATATCAAGGATAAAGTTGACAATGTTATTCGTGCTGGTGTGCGTACTACAACTACGCCACAAGTTGGTGTTCACTTTATGAAATTCTGTGGCAAATATGAACTTAATAAAATTTCTGAGAACGCTGAAGCCTACGCAAAATGGCTCAACTCACCGTACAGAGGAAATGTACATGAATCCAATCTTGCATAAACAAGTATATGCTGGTTTATTTGAAATAATAAAAGATAATAGATATTATCAATATAGTTCTTTTGGTGATCAATATTGTAAGTTTAGTGATGAAGGAGCCAAAGAAGTAATGAATTGGATCAACATAATGGCTCCTAAAATGATAGAATTAGAAAAGCAAACGCTTGATAAAAGAGCAAAAGATTTGGTAGTCAAGGAATTAAAAACGTGAATTTTATTACTAGGCAAACATCATTGCGTACTGTTAAACAGGGCGATCCTAAATGGATGCTTACTGATGGTATGGTTACAGCGCCTAGAGCAGGGTTTGAAATTAGTCAACATTGTCCAAAAGAATATCGTATGATTATTCAAGAATGTATTAGATATGGTTGGCTTACTCCAGTTGCTACTGTTAGAGATAACGAATTGTTTTGGGAAGAGTTTCAAAAATGAAAAAGATTTTCTATGAAAAGGTTGGTCGCAGGTACAAGCCTGTCTATGAATACGACCAAACACTCATGGATGCCATGCCTAAAGGCGCACATTTGGTTATGGTTTATCCTGGTGGCAAAAGCACACGCTACAATGTTAATATTGACTATGCTCCATTGATTGCCGCAGGTCGTGTTGCTGAAGATGCGGTTAGCTATGCTATCAACAAGGCTATGGAGTTGCGCCCACAAAAGCAACCTATCACCGAGCGTCAACAAAAGTTGTGGCGTGAGTTAGCAGAAAGTTTTAGCCAGGATGATTATCCAATCATTCGTCCTGCTGTACGTGATGCTAGCGAGGCAGCAGTAAAGGCATTGATTAGTGAAGCAGAAAAATTATTGACTAACCCTAGCGTAAAGAAAGCCTATGAGCATTTCTTATTTGTATGTGAATTGACAAAAGATGAAAACACGGGATGAAATAATTACTGATATGTGTTATACTTACCGTCATGACTATGGGCTTACCCGTAGTGATGACGATCCGCCATGGGTAGCAGGTATGACTGATAGGGAACGTGAGGGATTATGGCGAACTATGGCACAAATTTTTGACAATAATATTGCGCCATATATGGAGATTAAAAGTGATTTATCTTAATTTTAATTTACGCAATCCATTTAGCCGAAGTTATTATGCAAATATAAAATGTTGGCATGGAGAAACTTTTATTAAAAATAAGTTTTGGGAAGTGCAAGTTATTAAGTGTGATAACTGGCTAAGGATAGAATTTGAATTGTCAATTAGACAAGACCATGCAGGAATAAATCTTGAATTGGGATTGTTTAATTACGAAATACATTTTACAATTTACGATAATCGTCATTGGGATTATATAAACAACACATGGGAGACATATGAAGAACCTAGTAGCAAAACCAATAATTAAAGACCAATATTGGGTCGTAACGGATGGAAATGAAAAGGTCGGCAATGTGATTGCTGACGGTTCAGGATTTAACTTGAAAATGAACGGTGTGGATACTCATTTTGAGAATTCTACCGATTTGAAAAAGAAAACAAAAATACATTTCCAAACATTAAAGACGGATAGAACTAAGGCACAGATGCCTTTTAGCCACTATCCCACGACCACAAAAGTATACAATTCAATATTGGATATTAAACGCAAGTTACACTTATACACGAAAACCGCTAAAAGTAAGTGTTATTATGCGGCGGGCTGGTATGCAATCAATCAAAATAACGAGTTTGAGCCTGTTTTTTGCCCAAAATACATCTTTATTCAACGATATCCTTATCATGGACCCTACAAGACTAAGGAAGAAGCGGAAAATGTGATAAATAATCTATGATAAACATCAAACGTTTTATAGATAGGGTATCAATGTTAGAGAGTAAACAGTCTAAAGATTTTGTTATGCCAATGATTGAGGCCAGAGCCTTACGTGATGAACTGGCAAAAATTTTAGTAGATCAATATCAATTAAATACTGAGAAGAAAAATCAGGAAGAACCTGTAATAAAATTAGAAATCAAAGGCGGATCTTTTAAATGAGTAGAACACAGCCGAAAGTTCTTTTGGAACTAGTAGACAAAAACACCTATAAGTGTGACCAAGTAGTCGAAGCGGCTGGAATATGGGCTGTATTTTTTGACGGACAACCTATTAACCTTAAATCATCACACTATCTTAATAGTGAGACAACACCAAAATATAAAAAGACAAGTTTTAGCAACCCTGGTCACGCACGAAACTTATGTCGTAAATTAAATTTACAATTTAAAACTGATAAGTTTACAGTTGTGTTTATGAACTCGGGTAGCACGGTGTACCCAGATGAACAAGCGTAAATCTGTTAAGCAGTTAATAACAGAGGCTGTGTTAGCCGAGATACCCAAATCACACAGGCTTTATCATGAATTGCCAATTGAAGATGTAATCTTTAAATGGTACTTCACAGGTAGACAGGATGGCCTTCGTTTAACCGATGCAGGATTAACTGCGTTCCAATTGGCAGACATAGCCTTTTACGATTATGAATTCAAACAAGATGGTGAGAGCTATCATAAATTTGTATTGGATTTAAACAAAAAAATCAAATGCCCTTACTATTTGGGCGTAAATAAAAAAGATTCATCAAAGTCCCTTTACATAAGACTATATGATAGTAAAGTGGCAATGATGTTAGGTTTATACGGCAATTTGCAAGAATATTTAAAATCTGTAAAGGTGAATAAAAATGACTGAAGAAAAGAAAAGTAAGAACCCATTTATCAATATGGCTAATCAAGCCAAAAAAAACAATGCACCCAAATTTGATACAAAGGGTCAAGGTAAAGCACCTAAACCAAGTAAAGGATTTGGCGGTGCCTCTGTAGTCC